AAGAAATCGGATTACAGTATGGTATCAGAGAAGCTGGAAAAAGAGAAGGAAAGGAGCGACTGGTTAAGACTAACCCTTGGCATTTGACCGACAAAGGCAAGGAATACGGAATTATGCAGGATTCGTCCAAGCAAACTGGAAATAGCAAATGGGAGGGATTCCAAATCTATTGGAACGCAAAGACCGTTCAACTGTTGCAGAATATCATGGCACAAAAAGCATAAGTGCTTGCCCCATATCCTCGTAAGATGTGGGGATTTAGCTTATCCTGTCGAATTGATATATTGCTTTTTTAATTTGTGTATAATGTGGTAAAAGGGGCGGAAGTTAAAATAAAGGATAGAATATTAAAAATGGGATTAGGGGTAATAATATGAGTGACGACGATTGGCTTTCTAGAAAGTTTTGGGAAAAAGTAATTGGAATTACATACATACTAATGATGATCGTATCAGGATTAATACTTTACCTCGTTACAATAGTTTCAGTGGCTATTTTGCCTAGTCTTGGGGAATTACCTTGGTGGATCGCCTTTGTTTTACTAATAGGAATGTGGTACAAAACCCATAAATCAATTTATGCTGAGCTAGACAGGAGATTCCCGCCCTTTAATAAAAGTGGAGACTCGATCCAGAGAATGCAGAATGAAATTGATTACAATTACAAAAATAAACATAGTTAACAGGAGAGAGCAAGGCTAAATACCTTGCTCTCTTTTATTTTGTAAAAAACTTCTTGGAATAAGTTTCTACCTGCTGCATTGCCTTCGCGTCCTTAGCGGAATTAGCCCTCATGGTCAGTTGTAGCATCTGAGACTTGATAGTGTTAATCTTGGATTCCTTGTCAGGATCAGAACTAGCCTGAATTTTGTTTATCAGTTTAGTTCCTCTGTTTAACGCTGAACTTACGCCAACCATAGAGTTCTTAATATCTTCCTCTTTGGTTAACTTTTTAGCAGGTATCTTCTCAAGGATGTTTTTATCCACGGCTGCCGACGAGAGTTTATCTAGTTTGTCGTAGAAGTCTGTAGTCGCTTGATTGCTAAACTTCGGATCGGCAGAGAATTGAGTAGACAGAACCTTGCCTGGACTTCCACCGGGAACTAATAAAGGAGTACCGAATTGGCCAATTACCCCACTATACGACTTAACCAAATAATCCAATTGTTTCGGAGATAATCCACCGGGTATCCCTGGAATGTTAGTGCTTAATCTTCCTATTTCCTTTGCAATTTCCGTAGTCTTATCATCATACTGAAGATATTTAGAGCGTTTATCCATAAGCATACCTTGCGGTACGATTGCGCGATTAGCGAAATCTTTGTTGGTATAAATATTAAACGTTGCTGGTGAGAAAAAATTGCTATCAAATGGATTGGTCGGAGAAAAATTTGTCTTAACAGCATTACCAAACCCTTTGAATGGTTCCTTTTGTCCCTCTGCCACCCTCATGCTTCTCTCGAACAGGGACCCGAACAATACGCCCAACTCTCTTGATTTAGGAACTTTAATAAAGGTTTTTCCGCCCTCCTTGGGAATTAAGAAGTAGCTATCCTTAGTTCTATTGTCCAACGCCTGATAATTAGGATTATCCCTATTTATCATATAAAGTGCAACATCAGGAACAGTAATAGCAACCCCGGCCTTAGCCATTGTTGCAAGTGCAACCTTGGGAGAGGAAAACCCTCTAAAGAAGCGATCAAGCCCTTGGACCCCAGCGTTGGCGTACGGTGCAATTTTATCTACATTCTTTGTGATGTTTCCACCCCTAGAGAAATTTACAGTAACATCATTAGACGCATACAACGCTTTTGTAATGTCGCCTGTTTTGTCTAGCACGCGGTTGAATTCAGCCAAGCGAGGTACAGTCTCGGTAAGAGTGTTAAACGATTCGATAGCCTTAATGGGTTTCATCGCAATCTTTTTAACAACGCTTCCCTTATTCATTAATTCAGAAGCCGACTTCGTAACGTCTCCACTCGAAAAGAAGTTACCACCTCCACCGCCTACCGCCTTATACTTTTGCAAGCGCTGGCTATTGGTTAGAACATCTTTACTAGCCCCAAGTATTCCTTTGCCGAATTTAAAAGGATTGGATTCCGAGCCGTACACGTACGATGTGGGTATATCTCTGAAAATGTTACGAATAGCAAATAATGGATTCTTTTGAGTTATTAGACTCTTAAATCCATTCGTCAAAGTGCTAAGAACCGGAATGCTACCTATCGACTTCGGCAATCCATTCATTGCATCAAGGAGCATCTTGTCGTTGATCTTCAGGTAAACAGGTTTTCCATCCTCAAGAACGGTAATAACGTTGTCTAAATTACTGAACATCCCATCCTTTGTTGGGATAACCTCAGCCAGTGGTTTAAGTTTTTCAGGTGCCTCCCTAACTGAGTTCAGTAAGCTTTGTCCAACTTCATTATATTTTGCTGTTCTTATTGTCCGGTCAACTAGGTTCATAATGTTTTCAATCGGGTCCTTGATATCGCGTTCACTACCCGTTGCTTTACGAATCGGCGTACGCTGATTAGCAAACTTCTGCGAAACATTATCAGGTATTGCTTTTTCAAGTTCACTAAAATCTCTTTGAGTCGGGAAATAACTCTTATATGTTTCCCTTAATGATGAGTAGATATCCTTATTGACAACTCCAGTATCCACACCCCATGTCCTCATAAAATCGTCAAGCCACTTAACAATGCCATCCCCAATAGCTTTATACTCAGGATTATCTCTCTCCGCAATTCTTACGGCATCCTTAGACATCTTGGATGTGTAATTAGCTTGAACTGGTGTAGGCTTTTTGTCAATAACTGTATCGTAAAGTTGATTCCCCTCTTTATCCTTAACAAGAAAACCCTGCTTATCAACCTTTGGAACTTCATGGCTTTCTTGCCTTGCCCTGTCGATATTATGCCTTTGAGACATATAGGTCCAGAACTTTTCTTCCTGCCCCTTGGGGATAGCTTCCACAGTTGACTTTAAAGATTCCCCAACTTTATTACCCTGCTTATCAACTAATGCTGTTAAGAAATTGTGGTCAATAATACCGCTAACGTTCTTCGTATTACTTGCCAACTTCCCTATATCCGACCCAGTAACTTTGGCAGCATTAGCGATAGGTTGCTGAGTATTAACAATGGCTGTATAAAATTTATCCCAAGCATTTTTAAAGTTTATTTTTTCCTTTTGCTTGCCGATAATTATCTTACTTTGAGGTTCAGGAAGAGAAGGATCTGCTGAAGCACCGAACATCTGCAAGTTCATTTTCAATCTGACTTCCTTAGCCATTTCAGGGGGAAGTTCGTCGATATTTACCTGTCCTGATTTAATGCCTTCCTGTAAGGACGGAATGTCACCTTGCCACTTAGATTGCGATTTAACCTTATTCCAAAAGACATCCTCGTTTACTACTTTACGGGACGAAACCAACTTCGGATCCATCCCATCACCAATCTTCGCACCCTCAACCTTGGCAGGACCAACCTCCAATTTACCCGGAACTTCTCCCCTCTTAGGAATATCCTTCATCTTTGCACCAGAACTCCCTATACCATCCTTATTAGTCCAAATCAACTTCTCCTTAGCTACAGGAGTAAGTTTCTTGACAGGTCTAGGAACTTCATCTACAGGTAAGCTACCTGAAGGTTTCAGTCTTTTAAATGATTCTATTGGGAGTATTTCAGGTGTAGTTTTTGGAGTTAGTTCGCGTGGTTTGAGCTTGATAGGACCATCAATAGCCTTTATTCTACCGGGTGAACTATCTAACTTGACAATCTCGGCATACAATCCATTAGGGGTAGTATGGACTATGGAATCGTAGCCATTTTGTTTCGCCAACTCAGTTCCAACGCGATCCAATAAGACTTGAGGCTGTTCGGGATGTTTCATTAATAGGGTTGCTTCTTGTTCAGGAATACCAAACTTACCAAGCAATGTCTTGATTGATTCCTGCCCATCAAAGTATGCCTCATAAACATCATCTAAATATTTCTCGCCCTTAATCGCCCTGATTGCGGCATCCCCTGCACCAGCAGATTCCGTATCCTTAACCAACAATGGTTTTTTGGGAGTATAATTCTCTGCTAATTTATTCATCCCTCCGACAGCGCTATCATCGGCATTGTAACCAGTGTTTTCGCCATGCACATTGTCTACTCTGTTATACCAAGTTCCTCCCCTTAGGTCAGAATATGTTGCCGGACCAACTTCTTTCTGATAACGAATTATTGGAATATCCTTAATGGGAAATGGGAAATCATCGGGAGTGGTTATTTTATCCTTACGAAGTAATTTTACCTTACCTTGCGAATCAGCCTTCAACTTGTCCAACGTATTGCTCAACGCCTGATACTCAGGGTCCTTGTACGCTACACGATAAGCCTCGGTGATATAATCTTTTTTGCTATACGCCGAATCATCTATAGCCCTCAATAACTCATCAGCTGACATCTTCATTTCGTCTGCCATCTGATCTAGGGCCATGCCGCCCTTATCATTGCGAATCCAGTTTGGTATGACTTTCTGTTCTTCGAATATGTCGGCGTTTCCCTGCTTAATACCACCTCTAGCCTTAACCTGACTACGGATAGAGTCAACCTTAGTTTGCCCATCTGCTTGCCTCATGGATTTAGCTATATCTTGAACCTTCTTATCCATCTTATCCGTAATCTCGGCTATGGTATTCTTGGCATCGGTGTTAAGTTTATAATTCTGCAAGGGTTTTCCAAAGGCATCTAAGCCCTGATAGACCTCTGTAGGCTTAGAAATACCCATACTGCTATCAATGTTCTCCTGCAAGGTATTACGTGCCAATGGGGTCTTCGTAGAACCTATAGGGAGATCCTTGAACGCATCCGTCAATTCAGATTGCCTAGCTTTATATTGAGGGGTAATCCTATCACTAACCCTCAATGTTCCTAACTCTGTCCCGCGCTGAACCGAACGATTGACAGGATTGGCAGATTTAATATCTTGAAGAGAAAAAGTTGTTTTGTAAGCGTTTTGCACATCCTCAAGAGGATTAGACTTTATTTCAGGAATATTAAGCTTCCTTAATTCCAATGCTTGCTTGAGTGAACCACCTTCTCCAAGTACATCTTTACCAAGTTTAGCCCCTTCACCTATTCCTTTAAACGCTCCCCTTGCGGCTACACCACCTAATGCAATGTTCGGAATCTGCTTCTCTCGCTCAAGAAGATCCCGAATACTACCGCCTTCTTGGATATTCTGCGTAGGTGCTACTACTCCGCCGTAAGCCGCCGCGTCAGTCAAACCACCCTTGATAAAACTAGGAATCCTAGAACCAACCTTCTCGGCAGCCGGAATAACAGAGGGGAACAATTTACCTATACCCTTGCCCAACGCACCAACTGCTCCCTCACCAGCCATCCACAAAGGCAAGCTAGGAATTTCTTTCCCAATAATTGCAGGAAGAGACTCGGCGGGATTCGCTTTTAAATATTCCTGATTAGTTTGTATCCCAGCTAGTTGTTGCCTACCTATATCAGCCATACCCGGTAATGGATTATTCGTCAGCATATTAGCAATGTCTACATTCTGCTTTGCTGCCCCGGTATTGGCTAGTCCTTGAGATAAACCTAATCCTACTTGATTAAGTATACCCTTAATGTCTCCCGCTTTTACTTGATCCCACGTTGAGGGCTGAGTAGGTTGAACAACAGGCGAACTAACGGCATGTGAAGTAGTCAGATATTTCGTATAGTCAGGAGTGGCATTTTCGTAGAACTCAGGCTGTGTAGTTGCCGGAGGTTGCTTAACATACTGCATCAAGTCATATCCGTTGCTAGTATTAGTTTTCTTTTTACCAGCACTGATTAAATCGTAACCCATACGTTATCCCCCCAACAACTTACTCCACCATGGCTTATCTTCCGTATTAACCGTTTGTTGTTCTGCCTCTAATTCATCTTTTGTTTTCACGCTATCAATGACATCTTGAACCGTTCTTAGATCAACGCCATCATTAATAAACTGGGCTTTTATACTATTCATAGCGTTCTCAAATTCAGCCCTTGTCATGTTAGGGGCATCGCGTTGAATTGCCGTAATCGCGTCTGCGGTTGCTGCCCTAGTTCTCTCGGAGTCAGTTTTTTTGTCAGACTTAACCGCAGTTCCTTGACTCACTGTATAATTCTTAGCCTTAGCCAGCACCCTTTGGAGATATTCATCTGTGCCCTCTCCGTAGCCTTTTACTCCGCCCTCTAACGAACCTGCTTGCTGTATGCGTTTTGCAAGATAAGCAGCAGCGCCATAAATAGATGATTTAGCATCCGTTCTGTTAACGCCTTCTTCGTCGCCTGTAGTCTTTAGGAATTGCCCTAATCCTGTTGCGCCCGAAGTCTTATTAACTGCAGTTGGATTCCAACTAGATTCTGCCTCAATAAGTCCTGCGAGAATAGCAGGGGGGATACCGTTTTGTGTAGCAGCATCATTTACCCACGCACTATATTCCTTAGGCATACTTCCACCACTAACAATTCCACCACCAGTTGAGACTTCTGTATCATAATTAGCCCTTTGTTGTGCTATTGCATTAGAGCGTCCAAATTGACTTTCATCTTGCGCCTGTTTTTGATAGAACTGATTAACATCCTGATTCATCCTCTCTCTTCCTAAAGTTGGAAGTCCTTGATAGTTACCAAGTAACTCTCCTTCTTGTAGTCCAAAAGTCCTATCAGCTTGTTGTCCAGCTCTAGTAAATTCCTGACCTGCCAACGTTGGTTCACCTTGATAAAAGCCCATTAACTTGGCGATAGCTTGATCTTGCTCAAATTTTGCAGCTGCAGCGTCACTTTGTTGCTTATCATAAATACTCTGCGCCAACTGTGGAACCTGTGCCAACAATCCGGCCTTTTGAGACTCTAAGTCAGCAACATTGCCCTGTCCGGTCTGTTGCACGCCACTCAACCAATCCTGAATACCCTTGAGCGTCTGAGATAACTGAGCTTGGTTATTCCGTAACCCTGCACCCTCGGCGGCATTAATCTGACCTTGAGCATAATCATTTATGCCAGAATTCATTAAACCACGAGTATTCATCGTCTCATTCGTGCGTCCCCTGTTGCTATCCTGTAGTCTTCTAATTTGATTAACATTGTCCAAGGATAGGTTATTCGCCGCTAATCTTTGCGCTTCTGCTTGTCGTGCAGCATCAGCCATCGAAGCCTGTATCCCTTGAATCTTAGAACTAATAGGGTTAATCTGTGGAGCATATTGAAGATTCGCCGTTGCTGTTGCGTTGTTCAATCCTTGGTATTTCTGTATTTCATTAGCTGTTCCTTCTGCATCGTACCCGCCCAATGCTTGACCGCCATAATAAGCAGAGTTTGGAATTACAGCGTTGCCACCTAATCCTAGCTGCCCCTTCTTGATTCTCGTCCCGGGTGTCCACTTGATGTAATTAACATCTCCACCAAGGTATTTTCTGCCACTTGCTAAATCCTCATCGTTAGAATAATAAGCTGTAGTTGGCATCGTTCCGCCTCCTTAAACCACTGAGCCAAGTATTTTAGTAATAGCCTTATCTACGTTTACTCCTTTAGCGATCGCCATTTTAAACGTAACCTTACTTTTCGATAAAGAAGCAGAACCTCTTACTGAATCCATAATCAGATTGTCGTTTACTTCTGTAGTACTCAGCGCCATTGATGCATATAGTTCATCGCTTCCAGAGTCAACGATTGATAGCGTAGGCGTAATATTAAAACTGGTGTCTTTTTCATGGTGAACCCATGCGTAGACTTCCTTTGTCGGATCAACAGGGACTACGTTATACCGAACATCAATATTAGCAACCTTTGTTCCGCATTTATACGTTGATATATAGGGATTAGTATCATGACCAATTGTTAGAAACGAATCATCAAGGCCAAATGTAACGCACTTCGCATCGTCTGCTGGTAGAGAAATTGGGTTAGGGAGGGCAGAGAACGTATCATTTAGCCTGTCATACATCGTGACAAAAGGAGTAACCGCGTGAGCTATCGCTAGGTAGCTGCCATCCTTACTAAAGTCCGCACCGAACGCATTTCCAGTGGGCAGGACTGATGGGTTAGCTAGTTTGGCAAAAGTGTCTGATGTCCTTTTGTAAATCGTAACGAACGGAGTTACTTCGTGCGCTACCGCTAAATACTCATCGTTCTTACCCCATGATAATGCGTTACCATCACCAGTTGGTAATGATGACGGATTACTAATCTTATCAAAAACATCTCCGGTTCTCTTATAAACCAACACATAAGGTGATGCGTCCGATGATACGGCAAGATAAATTCCATTATGAGAAAATTTAATGCCGTGGCATGTCGCAGTTGGTTTAGTCTCAGGGTCAGCAAGCTTAGTAAAAACAACATCGTCTATTTTATAGATTACCAAATACGGGGATGAGGATTGGGAAAGGGCTAGATATGTTCCGTCCTCTGAGTAGTCAGCACCATATACTGTTCCTGCAGGATAAGATACAGGTCGAGTGAGCTTAGTAAATACATCACCTGATATTTTATAATGAGAAGTCGTTGAACCACTAGTTCCAACTGTGAAGTATTTTCCATTTTTCGAGAAAGCAACGCAGTAACAATCAGACGTTGGTTTTCCATCAAGGTCTGGCTGTTTTAGGAATACATCTCCTGTTCTTTTATAGAGAATTAGATATGGAGTTGAACCACTGGCTACAGCAAGCCACTTACCATCAGGAGAATAGGCAACCCCATTGACTGTCCCTGCAGGAAGTAATGATGGGTCAGTTATCTTGACAGGGAAATTTGCGCTCCTCACGGTTCCGAATACCATTCTTCCTTGATCGAGTATAACGTTGGATCGATACACAATAGCACCGACTCCGAACGGATTTACTAATGCAGGGACGGTGAGTACTTTTCCAGATACTGAGGTTACTATAAAACTTTGCATCTTATCGGATTGCTGAATAGTGTACTCATTATTAACTACGATTCCGGTCGCGTCATCCACTGTTATACTGGTAGCTCCAACGCTCAATGCAATAGTTGTCATGGTCTTTGTAGCATCTAGCTTACCACAAGAATACGAGTTCGTATTATCTAATAAGTCATAAATATTATTCGTACCTGGGATAGCTAGTCCGTTTTTATCGTGGACAGCCATGGTGTTTGCATTTTCCTTGCGCGTGCTTTTAAGGAATCTTTGTAGCTCAATAACTAGCTTAGTTGCTTCTAGGCTTGAATTGGGTATCGTACCTGTAACCGCAATGCCAAGCTGGCTTTTAATGTCAGCCAGCTTTTCGTAAATAGTACCGTCAATAAGTCCGTCAATCGGGGCACAATTCATCTTTTCAGCAATGCTTTCCCCTATCGACGCGCTACTAAACGCATATAATATTTCTGACAACTTCGCGTATAGTGCATCAAAGTCAGCATCTACGGCCTCAGCGTCAGCAGGTGTTCCGTTAACAAAGTTATTAGCTCTAGTTATGTTCTGTATCATTGCCAAGTGTCAACACCTACCTAATTCTTTTTAGTTTGTAGATAATTCCAAACCCGTAAAACTGAGAAGGAATAGAATCGCTTCCCATCTTAACTCTAAAGTAGTTATCTTTCTGGAATATTGCTTGAGACTCTTGACCTGGAGACGATTGCCCTCCCCATAGTCTACCCCACAGGCTATTGTCTCCCCATTCCATATACCCATTAGCTAGTCCTATTGTTAATTTTTCGCCATAACCAACCTTGTCCGTACCGAATTGGACATACATACTATCACTAACAGTCTCCTTGCGATAATAAACAAATATCTTCCTGATTTTTTTCATTCTACTACGACTACCCATATCGAAGTCCTTACCAACAACAAATGAGCTAATTGCTACGCCATTAAAGTTTTTGCTCATTCCGTACTGCATAGTTCCCTTGATTGTGCCAAAAAGAAGTTTATTAGCAGTTGTCACACAAAAGGACTTCGGAACATCAGGAAAGACATACTTTGTGAAGTAATTCCTTCTATAATCGTAGATTATGATTGACTTACTGATCTTTAGCCAATACCTTCCGTCATAGTCAACACTGATGGGGGATGACTCATTGACCAGAAGGCTTTCAATCCTCGTACCAACTGGGACTATGCTTCTCTCGTCCTGAACCAAAGTTGGTTGGATCTGATATAGGTCATCAACGCCCATGAAGATTATATTGTTGTCCAAAAGTTGAATAGTTTCCGGATAAGGGCACCCCCGACTATCATTAATCGTCTTGAAATTCCAAGAAGACGGTTCACCTTCCACGGAGAGCATTTGAATCGAGCGTTCCTTTAAAATTACAACCCAATCATTTAGGACTTTTATACCAGTGATCCTATCACCTCCATCATTACAGGGGATGTAGTTAGACAAAGGGAATGATTCTGGCTTATTCAGCTTGGAGAAGTAAAGGAAGGAACCCTGTGCCAAGAACAGCCGATTCTTATGCTCTAAGATATAACTAGACTTAGTAGGTGGATCATTATCAGTCTCTAAAGCATTACCAATAATAAGAGAACTACCGGACATGTTGTCGGTATACGTTGTTGTTGTGTTATCCGCTATCTCGACGAGCAACCATGTTCCTGTTGTACTACCAATGGTCGCATAGGCGTATATCCTCCGTTTGGCGGTATTTGATTCACCAGTTGGTATATCTGTTAGGTCAACCTTTTTTAACGAAGGAGAGACAGTATTGGAAGCAGGAGAAGGATTACTTTCTTGACCTCGATCGTTAACAAAAGTTACGTAATACGAACGTCCCTCATTTGGTAATCCAGCATCACCTGACACCGTTGCTGTACAGGTTGTCCCAGGCTTTTCTATTCCCCATACCGATATAAGCCCGTTCCAAATAAAAGATGTTTCAATGTTAGTGCAAAATAATAAATTCTGATACGTCTCAAAAGAAAGAAGCCCGACAATGCCGGACTTCACTAAGGTTCCATCAATATATAATTTATCTGCTACTTGCTGGACAAGTTGAACTGTTCCGTCTCTCTTAGCATAGTTATAGATTCTTTCTGCCGACAAGGAATTTAACAATCCGTATCCATCACACGTTGCCGCCTGGCCCGGTAATAAGTCAATGTTTTGACAATCCTGAACTTCATTATCTCTAATTAAATGAGGTCTGGTGCCAACGTTCAAGCCTCCAGACATATCCTTAACCTCGTATAGTAACTTCTCAGACATCACCACACCACCGTTGGAAATGACGGATAGACCTTACCTTGTATTTGATCAATCATCAAGTTCTTTTTCTTTTCAAAGGACTTCTCGAATTCCCTTGCCTGATCAAAATCATCCTCAGATTGCATATACCTCATAGCTGCGTAAAGGACCAACGCATAATGTGATGTACTTGGAACATCTGTCGGAACATCAGTAACATATTTTAAGTACAAAGGTTTTCGATAGTAGTAAATATTAAATGAGCTATCACCCGGATCTACATATAGGATAATATCCGTTCCCCATGTGTCGAAAGATAAATCTGCCTTGTAAATAGATATGCAGTCAAGAGGTATTGGATAATTAAGAGTTCCAGCAGTTGTTGTAATTTTACTTTTCGTTTCAATCTCAAGATAA